ATCACCGTTGATATGGCGCGGATGTCGAAGGAAGAGGTTGAGCAGGGATGGCATGCGCAGTTGTTGACGCTAGTCGGCCGTACCGGTCTTGGTAATCTGGAGGTTATGGAGCGCATGGAAGAGCGCCTGCGCCTGCAAGCCCCGTATCTCGGCCGGATGCAGACCGAAGGCCTTGCCCCGATCCTTGAGCGCCGTTTTGCGATGCTGTATCGCGCCGGACAGTTGCCGCCGCCGCCAAAAGAACTGAAGGGACAGCCGCTGGAGATGAAATTCACCTCGGTCGCCGCTATGGCACAAAAGGCGCAGGAAGGTGTGGCTGTGGCGCGCATACTGGAAGATACCGCAAAATTGGCCGGCTCGCAGCCTGATCCAAAATCAGCAGCCGAGGTATGGGATGTTGTGGATACGGATTATGCCCAGCAGGTTTTGCGTGAAGCCCGTGGTGCTGATACCCGTGTGCATCGCTCGAAAGAGGATATCGACGCCCGCAGGGAGGCCCGTAATCAGGCAGAACAGGGGCAGCAGGCAATGGCGGCGGCACAAGCTGGCGGTGGCATCATGAAGGATATGGCAGCAGCCCAAGGTGCGGCTGGTGGTGCAGGCGGGCCTAACCAATGAGACGTTTGAGGCTGGCAGCCCTGAATGCGTATCGGGAAGTTTTCGGCATGCCGCGCACAGATCATTTGTGCGAGGGGTGGCGCAAGCTGGCGCAGGAACCAGAGGTGATCCGCGATCTGGTTGCTCTTGGCCATCTGTACGAGCCTGACATAGACCCGGACACCGGCGAATTATACCCGGACAGCGAGTTGCGCGTGCGCGCAGCCCGCAAGGCAATGGCCCTGCAATTGCTGGCCCGCGCCGAAATATCACACGAAGAACTAAACCTAATCAGACAAAAGGATGATGACTATGGATATTTTGAACACAATGCTGATGAAAACGCCATCTGAACAGCTTGGAATACGGTTCGCTCAGCAGGATGATAACAATGGCGGTGCTGGTGGCGGCGAGAACGGCGGTGCTGGTGGCGGCGAGAACGGCGGTGCTGGTGGTGGCGAGAATGGCGGTGCTGGTGGTGGCGATAACAGCGGTGCTGGTGGTGGCGATAACGGCGGTGCTGGCGGTGGCGATAAGCCTTGGTATGAAACCCGCGAATGGTCTGATCCGGCCCTGCAAGAGCAGTTGATCAAGGCCGGTTATCACAAAGGCACCCCCGAGGAAGCACTGGAAAAGGTGCTGAAAAACGAGGCATCCCTGACCAAACGACTGGGCAAGCCGGCGGATCAGTTTTTGGAAAAGCCCGCCGAAGACCAGAACATGGCTGATTTCTTCAAGGCTAATGCTGGTACATTCAAGGTGCCTGAAAGTGCGGACGATTACGAAATAACGCTGCCAGAAGACATGCCGGATGATTTGCCAATCGACGAGGAATTTATGGGTGCCTTCAAGGCCTATGCGCATGAAAATTCACTGCCGCCACAAGTTGTTCAGGGTGCTGCAAATTTTTATGCCGAAGCCATGAAGCAGCAATTTGTCGAAGCCCAAACCACCATCGCAAATCTGGAAGAAAAGCTGAATTCAGATTTGCAGTCCGAGTGGGGGGCGGACTGGAAATCGAACAAGGAATTGGCAACCAGAACATTCCAGACCCTAGCTGCCAAGCTGAAGCTTGATCCTGACCAGACAAAACTGATTGCCAGCAAGCTGAATGATGATATGGGCGATGCTGCACTGCTGAAGTTTTTCAACGGCATTGGCAAGTTGACTGGCGAAGATGGCCTTGTTGCGCCGCGCGATAGCAATGCGCCGGCCCTCGATCTGGCTAATGCGCAACAGCGCAAGGCAAAGATCATGGAGGCCCATACCGGTGAAATGGCAATGGCCAGAGGTAACCAGAAAAAGATAGATGCGCTTAAAGAAGAACTGCGAGGATTAAACACTATCATCGCGCAGCACGGTTGAAACAGATGCGCCAGCGGCCCCGGGGAGGATCGCTGGCGCAGGATTATGGCATGCAAGACCTCAATCCGTTGTGCGGCTCCACTCGCACACCGCATCATATAGCACTTGACAATACAGTTCGCAACTGCCTATGAGAGAATCAAGCGGGGTGTCTTGTGTGCATCACAGGGTCCGCTACCGCAGGGTAAGTCCTGTCGCCCAACGCGAGCGTATCGCCAGATCGGGTCCGGCCATGTCCGGGGTGTCCTTCGAGCAAGCAATCAACATCAACTTGTTCAGAAAGAGGAGCCAGACATGAGCTACGTTGAACATTTCCAACAGACAAAAAAAACAGAATACAAGGATGCATCGCGCCTTGCATTTGATCACAACACCAGCATTTTGCGACCTGCTGTGACAGAAATCACTTGTTCGGGCGAAAAATCGCGGGTGGTGCTGACCTACGAAAGCGGTAAGGCGCAAGAGGTTGAGGGTCGCGCGCCAAAGATTTTGGATACCCCGGCAAACCGTGTTGCGCGTATGCTGAAGTATCGCCCACCTATTGTATCCGGTGAAATCGTGGATCACGAAGATGTTTTCCGCGGGATGTCAGATTTTCAGTCACCAACAATGCAGCATCATGCGGCAAATATCGCCCGTGGGATCGATGGCCGTATTCTGGAAGGTATGTTTGGCGATGCGTATGAAGGCGAAGTTGGTGGCACAGTTATTCCATTGCCGACTGGAAATGTTATTCCGGCAACAAAGCAATCTGGTGCAGGAACATCGGCGACAGGTATGAACCTTGAAAAAATCAAGGAAAACCGGAAACGCAAGGCACTTCGTAAAATCGATCTTGGCCGGGAAATGTTGTTTATGGCGGTAACGGCGGAACAGATTGACGATCTGTCAAACGAAATCGAGCTGACAAGCGCAGATTATCGCGCCGAAGCAGGCCCGCAATTCAGTCGGGATGGAAAGCTGTCCATGGTTTGGAACACATACCTGATTGAATATCAGGATCTTCCGACAAAGCTGGTGGATTACGGCGCAGGTGAGCAATTGGTCCAACGGGTTCCGTCGTGGATCAAATCCACAATTTATCTTGGTGTTTGGTCAGACGCAAAAAGTGATGCACGTCCTCTGCCGGAACGTGTTGAAGCCCCTTTGCTGATGGAATTCACCGCCCGCATGGATTGTCGCCGTATCGATGAAAAAGGCTTTGACGAAATCGAGTGCCTGATCGGCTGATGGTGGCCTGACTGAAGGGGCGGGTTGCCGCCCTTTCCAATCAACAGATAAAAGGAGGCCTTCATGGCTATCGTGAATAAAAAATCTTCGGTTTATGGCACAAACGCCACGGGTTACACCGCACCGAATTCATCTTCCCGCGCGGGGCGTATCACGCGAATTGTCGGCAGCGTGTCTTGCGAAGCGACGGACAATGCAAAATCAACCTATGTGGTTTGTGATGTAGCGTCATCTGCCATCCTGCTGCCAGAAAGCGCAATCAAAACCACCGGGTGGGGGTTTGCCCAGGCGATTGTCGGTGTGGCGACCGCAACAACAGGATTGCTGAATGTTTCCAAGGCCACCGGTGGTGCGAGCGGCAACAAGCCGGTCACAATTTTCGGTGCAAAATGGAACAAGCCGATCTGGGAACAGTTGGGTCTGTCGGCCGATCCGAACAAGCCGCTGACACTGATTATCAGCACGATTGCGGATGCCACAGGTGCCGGCGCGATCGACTTTGATCTTGTGTTTGCCAATCACGTTTAAGACGGGGCAGGCCGTAAAATGAGTATCCTTCAGGCGAACAGTCCAGTTGCTATAGTCAAGCGCGCCCTCGGGCTGGCCGAGCATAGCAACGATTTTGACAGCCTGGAGGATGACACGCCAGAGGCCCGTGAGGGCCGTTTGCGTTATGATGAGCGCCGCAGGTATGTTCTGGAGGCGCTGGACTGGAACTTTGCCCGCCGCCGTTTTTCCCCCGTCTTGCGCCCCGATGTAGTCGGGCCGCTGAATTTGCCGGTCGCCTATGCAAGGCCGCCTGAATGTTTGCGTGTTCGCGGCTTGATCGATGATAGCGGCGATCCGCTACCATTCAATGTAGAGCATCACATCTTCACGGACAGGCAAGTTGCATCACAGATTGTCTATACCAAGGATATCCAGAACGCTGCCCATTTTGCGCCGGTCTTCACCCAGGCGCTTGAATTCATTCTGGCGGCAGAATTTGCCATGCTGTTTGCGCGGTCGATAAACCGCTCAAACGCCATGCTGGACAATTACCGCCGTATCATGATGGATGCGGATCGGATCGAGGGTATGGAGCGAAGCGACGATGATGCTTATGCGTCTGGCCCTCTGGAAAACGCACTTGGAATGATGTCATTCGGGGATCGTATCTGATGGTGCGTGTATCGCCACCGTCCCCGTCTGCCGCGTCGGGTGAGCTGTCAGAGCTGATGTTCGGCCGTCATGATTATGTACGTTATAAAAACGGCCTTCGGGCCTGTCGCGGGTTTATTGTAATGCCTGAAGGCCCTGTGACGCGCCTGCCTGGCACTAAATTCCTTGGCGAAACGCATAATGGTGCGGACGGGCGGCTGACAAAATTTGTGTTCAAGGACGAAGATGCAGTTCTGCTGGAATGGACAGATAATTTGCTTCGGTTCTGGCGTAACGGGTCTTTGGTGCAGTCTGGTGGTAATCCGTATTCGATATCGACACCGTATGACGTTTCGCAGGCGGACAAACTGCAATCATTAAATTCCTCCGATAGAATATATCTGACAGAAGGAAGTATCGCACCGCACCGGCTTTCAAGGTTTGCCCTGGACAACTGGACCATTGAAAAAACACCATTTGAAAATGGACCGTTCCGGTCGCGAAATCTGGATGAGGCCGCTGAAATCAGTGTGGATGGCATCACGGGTAGCATTTCTCTAACCGCTACGACGGATATTTTTGATCCGCTTCACGTCGGTGTGATGTTCAAGTTGAGGGAAATCGATACCAGCGATACACCATACTGGGCTGCGGATGTAAAAGCATCTGTTGGTGACAGGGTTTATTACAGCGGCAGGATTTACCAAATCGTCGGTTTTGATGCCGCAAACAATAAAACAGCAGATACACCGCCAAAAATCACCATAGACCCTGATGGAAATGTTCTGCCGATCACATCATACGGCAGTGTAAAGTGGGTTTATGTCGGCGCCGGAAACCCGGGCGGTGTTCCGAATTGGGAGCCAAACAAAACAGTTGTAATAGGGGATCGCCGTTATGTTGATGGTCAAACCGTTGGTGGGGCAGCTGGGACAATCGAGGTGGCGGCATTCGATCTAGTCAATAAGACCACGGGCGTAAATCCGCCTGTGCACCTTGATGGTCGATGGTTGTCAGAGGCAGGTGGGCCAATTTGGCAGCATCTAAGTGATGGCTTCGGAATTATCGAGATAACATCTGTAATAGATGCACAGCATGCCACAGCAACAGTAAAAAAACGCCTGCCAGATGGATTGATGACAAGGCCGACTTATCGCTGGAGTGAAGGGGCATGGTCAGATTTGCGAGGGTGGCCGCGCGCAATCGGGGCCTATGAGCAGCGTCATATTTATGGTGGCACCCCATCAGACCCAAGAACAATATGGCACACAGTAATTGGTGGCACGACCGATATGAATGCGGCCGGTCTGGATGATGACGGGTTTTCCTACATTCTGGACAGTCACCGGCGTGACAACGGAGAAATCAAGAATATCACAGGTGCCGGCGGCGTCGTGCATGTTGGCACTACATCAGGCGAATTTTTCGGGTCTGCAACAGATGCGGATCGCGCCTATTCCGAAGCCACGGCAAAATATGAAAGCGATACCAGTTTTGGAAGCGCCGATGTTCACCCGATCGTGGTGGATGGAACATTGGTATTTTTGACAAAAACGTTGCGCAACATGGTTGCGTTGTTGCTGAATGATCGCGGCAGGTTTGAAGGTGAAGACCTGACCCAGATTTCGCGCCACATACTGGGAATTGGCTGCACAAAGCTGGTATACCAGAGGCACCCAATTCCGATAATCTGGGCGCGCTTGAAAGATGGCGATCTGGCAGGCCTGACA